AATATTTCTGTAGGACATAACTATCCCCTTTCACTTGTCTTTGAGTTTCGTTTTGGAAATCATTTTCCGACGACAAATGATCCCTTTTCCCTTTAGGGAAGCCGCGCGGTTTACTAACTTACTGATATAGTTATAATAGTAGTAATTTGCCGCGCGAATGGATAAAACATAAACGTTTCAGTAGGTTAGTAGAGGGTTTAATCCCTGTCAAGGGGAGTTTAGGTTGTTGATAAAAAACACTTTTTTGCAGAGTTGGCCAAATACTTGGCCAAAAAAGGGGATAGGGGGGCTAACCCCCTATCCCCGAGGTCACTTTTTGCATTGCCACCTCTCTACCCTATCCGCGCACCGACAAAAAAAATGAAAACGTGAGAAAAAACATGGCTTATAAAAAAGATGCAGTAAAAGACCCCACAGTTTTAAACCCTTCACAGGTCGCCCGACTACGAGCAAAGGTGTTTGAGAAGGTAAATGTTCAAGTTGAAGACGCACACAAAGCAGTTATGGGCGATATTGCTTGGACACCAACCCAAGCCCGTGTGTTTGCCACACTTTTGGGTAAGGTAATGCCCGATCTTACGGCCCAATTCCAACATCACGAACACAGATTAACAGAAAACGTCAACGAGCTAAGCCGATCTGAGCTAGAACAGATAGCTGCTGGCGTTAATCAGATTATAGACGTGGAAGTAGAGACAGAAAATGACAATTAACCAGCAAGAAGCCGCAAAATATTTACTACACTTACGCCGAGCAGAGGAAAGCTTTGAAGGTTTTGTTAAACTTCTGCATCCAACGTGGAAGTTACCAGACTTTCACAAGCATCTTATTGGTGCATTAGACTTATTAGAAAAGAATGAGCTAACAAATCTGTACGGCAAGGACAAACGGTTTAATAATCTTCCAGAAGAGCGGCCTGTTCGCAATATTCTGATAACTATGCCACCACGTCACGGCAAATCCACTTATGGGTCTGTGTATTTCCCTGCATATTTTATGTCTCGAAAGCCTAGCCGCTTTATGATGGTGACATCTTATAACACCCAACTGGCTACAGACTTCGGTAGACAGGTTCGTACCATTGTTAACGATCAGCTTAACGAACAAGCCTTTCCTGACTTTAAGATGGCGCAAGACAGTCGCTCTGTTGAGGCGTGGCGTACCACAGTCGGCGGCGCAAGCTATTTCATTGGCGTTGGTGGTACTACATCAGGGCGAGCCGCTAACTTGTTGCTGTTCGATGATCCACTAAAGTCCAGAGAAGAGGCCGAAAGCGCAACCCAGCGCAACAAAGTTTGGAACTACTACACATCTGCACTGACCACACGTCTACAGCCTGACGTTGACAATATACCGCCAGCGCAAATTATAATACTAACGCGATGGCATCCTGACGACTTAGCTGGTCGCTTGATGGAAACAGACGATTGGAAGGAAGGCCGTTGGCTGCATATCAACTACCCAGCAATTTCCAACGTCGAAACTGGCGTATCAATCATGCGCAATCAATTACCCGAAGATGATCCCCGTTACTTACCAACGGCAGAAAATAATAAACTGTCAAACTCTAAACGCTTGGTTAAAGGAACTAAGGAAGAAGCATTGTGGCCAGAACGGTTTAACTTAGAAGATTTGCACCGTCGCCAAAGATTAAACCCTAGAGAATTTGCTTCACTGTACCAGCAAAGCCCATACATTGAGGGCGGTAACCTTATTAAGATGAATTGGTGGCGTCATTACCCTGACGACTTAAAGCCAGAAAAGTTTACATCGCTTATCATTGCAGCCGACACAGCATTTAAGAAAAGCGATAACTCTGACTACTCTGTTATGATTGTGGCAGGGTTAGATGCTACTGGCGACATTTATCTTGTTGATCTAATCAGGGACAGATACGAGTTTCCAGACTTAAAGCGCCGAATGATACAACTTAACAACCAATGGCGTGGACGTGGATTGCGCGGCATTTACATCGAAGACAAAGCATCAGGCCAAAGTTTGATCCAAGAGCTTCAACGTGAAAGCGGTGTGTCTGTCATTCCCTACAAGATAAATAATGATAAGGTCGCAAGACTAAACGCTGTACTTCCTCTTATCGAAGGCGGTAGGGTTTTAATTCCTGAGAGCGCAGCATGGATAGATCAGTTCCATGAAGAGTGTCAAAGCTTTCCATCTGGAACATTTGACGATCAAGTAGACGCTCTTGCTATAGCGTTGGATGTGCTTGCTCGAACACCAGCAGGGGGTGACTATTACAGGCCACCAACATTTGACAGGCATAAAGAAACCTTTTGGGATATGAAGTCTGAATTAAACCAAGGCTCTACTTGGTCGGGCTGGGGTGAATAGGGACGACTAACGGACAGAATGTGTCCTAAATGGATTTATGTCAGTAGTTACCACGAATTACCGCACTGAGTTTGCCACAGAAGGCGATGGAATTGTTGTAGACTTGTCGGAACATGCCAACAAGTTTATGCAGTACGAGGACATCGCGTCTGACCTAACTCAAGCGCAAGAGAGCCGACTTGTCGATTATGTCAAGTCAGCCATGTTAATGTCTTACGATAAAATCTCACGTCGCCATGAGCATTGGAAACAAGCGGATCGCGCACATGATGTTTATGTAAGGCCAGATACAACAGCATTTCGGGAGAAGGCCGTAATAGCCGACACTCGCGCAATCAGTGACACAGTGCTTACCTATCTTATGGCTGCACTTACTGGTCGCAACCCAATGTTTCAACTTGAGGGATTGAACAGACAAAGCCGCAAGTCGTCACAGATTATAGAGCGTTTACTTCATCAACAAATGCGCAGAACGGCAGGGGAAGCCAGAATAGCGCAACACCTTCTTGACGCAATTAGGTATGGTTATGCCCCTACTAAGATAACTTGGAATAGCGAGGCGAGAACCAATGAAATCCAAAACTACGATCCGCGCCGCGTTTTCCACGACCCCCGTGTGCAATGGGGCGATTGGGAGCGGATGCAATATATTATATTTTCCGACTACTGCTCCTACGACGCCCTTCGGCAGACAGGCTTATACCCGAAGCTCGAACAATTCCCTGCTTTGCGAAATCGTATCACTCCCCCGTCAGGTGGATGGGAAGGTCACCAGTGGTCGAAAGAAGCTGGAAGAGGATTGTCAATCGACCCCTCTGAGCGAAATAGAAGAGAAAGTGGCGGCACTTATTTCACTCTTGGAGACAGTCGAGTAATAGACGAAGTATGGGTACGGCTTTCTGGGTATGAGGTTAATTTACCACAGATAGATCAGCTATGGATGTTATGCACCGTACTGGATGAAAACGTAATCATACGCTGTCAGCTTAATCCATACGGACGTCAGTTCCCTGTAGCGATAGGCGGTCTATATCAAGACGCTCATAAGACTTACGGTCAGTCGCTATACGACCTACTACTACCGTTGCATGACATTGCAACGTGGTTACTACGCTCTCGTATCGACAACGTACAGGCTGCATTATCGAACCTTATCTTCGTTGATCCAACGCAAGTTGCAATACAGGATTTAATTGACCGCAATCCACACGGCCTAGTCCGTACATTGCCTGGTAATGAGCCAGGAAAGGGAGTGTTTATTGCGCAAGTTCCTGACGTTACCAAAGGACATTGGAACGACATCGAAGCCATGAGTGCCTTAAAGCAGCGTGTAAGTGCTGCCTCTGATGCTCAGCAAGGTGTGCCAACGGCAGAAGGTGGGGTCAGAACGGCAACAGAAATCCAACGACTAACACAGCTAGGCTCGCAGCGCTTGGGTGTATTAGCTCGCGTTATATCTGCTACGTCAGTACGACCAATGGTAAGGATGATGGTATCGAACATCCAAGACTTCTTCGGTAGTCAGGGCGCTATTCGTATTGGTGAAAGCGACAACGCTGGCGCACTGCGTAGTATGGTTAACGATGGTTACATTGACTTCGACATATCCGACATACAGGGTGAGATAGACTACTTGGTAACAGACGGAACGTTGCCATTAGAACCCACACGCAATGCTGAGACTTGGATGAACATGCTTCAGATTATGAACAACACGGGTCTAAACATGGAATACAGCGCTGGCAAGATTGCAGAGGAAGCCATCAGAGCTATGGGTGTGTCCGACTTAGATCAATTTAAGATTAGCAAAGAGCAACGTTCGGAAGGCTTAACGCCTTCACAGGAAATGGCTTTGATGGAAAAAGCTAGAGGCGCAAGTGTAAAACCCCAAAGTCAAATAGATAGCGAAATCCAAAAAGGCAACTTAATACCTATGAGGAAATCAAATGCCAGCTAAAGCAAAACCTAAGAGTAAAAGCAAAAAAGCAAGTATGCCGTGCAACAAGCCCAAGCGTGAAGTTAAGGGTAAAAAGAAGTTTGTTGTGAAGGCATGTGCTAACGGTAAGGAAAAGATAATTCGCTTCGGGGATGCTAATATGAGCATCAAGAAAGGTACGCCATCCCGTAAGAAATCATACTGTGCCAGATCAGGTGGCATCAAAGGAAAGAGCAACAAGTTATCAGCTAACTACTGGTCAAGAAGAGCGTGGGACTGCTGATGGGCGATCTTAAAGTACCTTTAGCTCTCGTTCTCGCAATGGCTGTTCAGCTAGTGGGTGGTGTTTGGTGGATAAGCGAACAGGCCCACAAGATCGAACACCTTGAGGATCAGATAGCCAAGATCAGCCAAGACGTTGATACGCTTTGGAATGACACCGCAGATTTAATAACCTTTGCCACTTATACAGAAAATAAATGGGCAGAGGCATACAGCAACGACATGACGTACCAACGTCTGTTTGGAAATAAACCACCACCAAAGGAGAAGTAAAATGCCGACAGTAGGTAAAAAGAAGTTTCCGTACACAAAAGCTGGTAAGGCTGCCGCAAAAAAAGAAGCTAAGAAAACTGGCAAGCCAATGAAGAAAAAGAAGAAGGGCTACTAATGGCTAAGACATCCAAGGAAGTAAAAAAGCTAGGTAGTAAAACCCAAACAGGGAATATGCAGCATAAAGACTGCCCCTGCACACAAGGAAAATAAGATGCCTAAGAAGAAAGCTGCCAAAAAGAAAACAGCGAAGAAAGACGCCTGTTACCACAAAGTTAAAGCCCGTTATACTAGAAATGGTGGAACGTGGCCGTCAGCTTATGGGAGCGGTGCCTTGACACGTTGTAGGAAGGTTGGCGCAAAAAATTGGGGTAACAAAAGTAAAGGTAAGAAAAAATGAAACGTATGACACCAGCGCAGAAAAAACTAGCACAGCAATACGGCAACAAGAATAAAATTACTCGTGGTGATGTTATTGCTGCTGCCAAAAAGAAGAAAGCAAAAAAGAAAAAATGAGTGGGTTGCGTGAGTGGTTTTCTAAAAACAACGGCAAGGGCTGGATCGACTGTAAAACTGGAAAGCCTTGTGGACGAAAGAATAGGACAAAAAGTAAGCGTCCTTATCCAGCTTGCCGACCCACAAAAGCGCAATGCAACAGTGCCGCTAAGAAGAAGACAAGTGCCAAACGGGTATCTTGGAAAAAGGGAAAGAAGAAATGACGCTAACTAACTCAAAAAATTTGGCCAGCGCCATCGACCCGAAAGTGCGTGATTACCTTGACGCAAAGCTGCGTGAAGAATTTTTGCCAATTAGGGACGACTTAAAGCAACTTGCTAGTGCAATATCAGCAGTAAGGGAAGCAGATCAACAGCGCTGCGATACTCTAAGTGCAAGAGTTACTACGGTGCATGAGATTATCAAGCTTTCCAAAGGTCGGGTAGAACGAATTGCCCAATTATTAGGAGATGAAGAGTAATGGCTTTAACTAAGGTTCCTTCCGAGCAGCTACAGTTTCGCTCTGCGAACACTGGAACGCATTTGCTGGATACATACCTAGAAGACGCTGAGATAGCTGGACAGCGCCTAGATCAGCTTATGGCCAAGCTTTTCAACTCTACTACGGGTGAGATTGACGCATTTCAGTTTACATACTCCAACGACAGCAATGGACAAACCATTAAGCTGTCTATCGGTGGTGGGACTGCAAACGAGATTGCATCTTTCACTCAGCTATTTACGGATATAGCAACAGCAAAGGCAGACGCACTTGCTGAAATGGAAGTTAAGCGTGTTGCGGCTGCAACATCAGAAAGCAATGCAGCAACGTCAGCAACAAACGCTGCAACGTCAGAGCAAAACGCTCTTACCAGTGAGCAACAGGCCGCAGCATCCGCTACACAAGCTGGTACTTACGCCGCTCAAGCATTTCAAACAACGCCTACTGTTATTGCACAGGGTATTTTACTTGCCCAGCTACACGGTGGTTTATTCGATGGGAGTACATTAAGTGCCTAATATAAGCGTAGCAGATCAACAGGCGTTAGCAACCGAAGTTGGAACACGTCTTAATGGGTTAACAAGTAACACACCAAACGCTGATTTGGTTTACTTGGCCCGAATGATAGAAATTTTTAACGGCAACGCGAACCTAAGTGCCGTTTCAGCCGAAGGTACAACACAGATTAATGCTGTGACGGCCCAAGGTAATACTGAAGTCAGCGAGCTTCAGACAGAAGGTTCAACCCAAATCGCCGCCGTACAAGCGGCAAGCGCAACTGAGCAAGCGGCTCTGGACGGACTTCAAGCGAGCATCCAATCAGCTTTAAACGGCTATCAGATGTCTCCGAGCAAAGTCTTTTTCCTATCACAAAGTTAAGAGGATATTATGGCAAACGGACTTCTAGGAAAGAAATTAGTTGGTAGCCGCGACACAGAGGTTGTATATACTGTACCTTCTGCAAAAGTGGCAACTTACAACGTAAATGTATTAAACGATGGCGCAGTAGCGGCCAACGTTAATTTGTATATTACTGACAAGACATACCAGACAGGTGACTTTGTAAATTACAATAGCACACTTTCTGATGCTTCTGTAACTTATACAGCAACAGATGCAGGGAACACACTCGACCTTATTGGTACGATGTCTAACAGTCTTGTTACAGACATGAAGACAACACCAGTAGAGCCAGCTTCAGCTAACACGGCTTCTGATCCAATTGTTGCAAAAGAAATTTTTACTTATAACACTCTGACAACTGTAAGTGGCACAGACTATCATTACTTTGTGCAAGACAGTAACCGTAAAGGTAACCCTCTCTGGTTCCATAATGGGTCAGATATGTACCTTCGATCACCAGACGACGGCGCTGTATATACTCACGCTAACTATGTTGATAATTCTGGTGCAGCAACAACAACTGCTAGCAACTACGGCATGACAGCAAACGACAACATTCTTTGGGCTACCAACCAAGATGGCCCGTTTGCAATGGCATACGTTCAAGGTGTCCCAGGAAGTGCTGGTTCTGTTATAAACACAATCGCAGATTGGAGAGCTACGGCAGCTACTTACAACACTGCGTTTACTTGGGGCTTAGGTGCAATCACAAAGATTGCTGGTGTTAAAACCAACGAAGAAAGATTTATCGTTGGTACTAGCACAGGCTTTAACTATATATCGAACGACGATACGCCAGTGGCACAGGCTGAGTTTACATCTAACTCTATGTCGCCCCCAACTGGTGTAAGTGGTCACATGATTGGTGCAGCCGCGATAGCGTCAGACGCAACAGACGGTAAGCTTTACATTGCTTACTCAGGCGGCAAGATAGCATACGCAGACTACACAACAGCTTCACCATTCCCAACAACGGGCTACACAGTGTTTGACTTCCCAACAGGTGTTACAAACTCTATGGTTGTAGACGTTCGATCAGAAGGTTCTAACCTTGTACTCGTAGTATCTGGCGGTCAAAAGTACAGCACATCAGACCTTGGTGTTACTTGGACACAATCTAAGCATTACGCTAAAATGCCAGTAGGCATAGGTGTTGCTGCAATTGGTGGTTCTAATAAATTCCATGAAGCTACATTTAACACGGCGGTAGCTGAGTTAACTTTTGTTAGAGGCAGAACTTACCGTATCTATCAAATACTAACTAGCAACAACGGTCATGCGCTTAACTTCTCTACAACGGCAGACGGCACACATGCTGGTGGTACAGCGTACACAGACGGCATGACATGGCAAATGGGTAATCCATCATCCACCAGTGACTACACATCAGTCACAACAAACGTAGCGGATTGGAACACCAATCACGCAACATACAACGGCGAAGCAAGAGTAATCGAGTGGACAGTGCCATCAAACGCACCAGACACACTTTACACTTACTGCAACGCTCATTCTGGCATGGGTGGCCCTGTCTCAATTGTAAACGAACCAACAACTGATCCACATGACGATCAAACTTGTTTGGCAACAACAACTGTTTGGACTGAAACTAACGGTGACGCAAATCGTAAGTACGATCTTTTCTTTAACGGCGAAGATTACATGCGTGAAAAACGTTTCTTTGAATTGCCTCAACAAGACAAGTTTGACAAAGCTGAAATATCTTCAAACGAAATATTAGAGCGCACAGGCATTATGGCTAGTGCTGGTGAGCAACTCGTAATCACATCAGATCAAGACAACATCATCGTGCGAGTGTACGGCATAGAGGAATAAAACATGGCTAAGAAAAGACGCAGTTATCAAATAAACAGTGGTGACTACAACATAGCTGGTGGGGGCGGTGGCGCAGCATCGGGCAATGTTCGGTTCATGCAAAAAGACACTACGGCTGTTGAGGGTGGTGGTAACGGTATTCTTTACATTCCTGGGACTAAAACTGTTGCAAGACCATTAAAATTTGTTGTTGAAGCTGGCTTGCAAGTTACAAGCCAGACACGTACCGATAGCACAGTTTATTTTGAACACGCTTTTGAGAACACAAGTGTTTCGGCAAGTCAGGTAAATGCTGCTGACGAACTACCTACGGGTTATAATACCACACTGCCAACTAATATGAGCATAGACGTAGACACAGATAGCGGCGACAGCGATCAGGGATACGTGCGAATTGCACAAACTACAATCGACGCCAATGCAACGGCTGGAAAATACAAGTTCCGCTACAAAGTAGACCAAGGCGGTTGGGGTGCAAA